TCAGATGATGAGTAAATATTTAGGTAATTTATATTATTATTTTTAATTTTATCAAATAATTATTAAATATGTTATCAAATACTTTTAATAAATTCGTATTTAAGTTCTTTGCATATTTTTTTCCATATTTTGTCTTGTTGATGTAATTTTTCTCTACTTTTTAATAATGCGAAACACGGTAAAAATTCATCCAATTCTAATAATTGAACAAATTTATGTAAAACATATGAATAAGATAAAAAGTTTTTTCTGTCTTTTGGACAATGTTTAATAAAAGGTGTTTGTATTTCTCTAAACATCATTCTTAATTTTTCTTCGGTTTCTCTAGTCATAATTGGTGGGGGTAATCCATTTATTCTATTAATAATATGTGGTACATGTTCATAGTATTTATTTAATTTTAATTTTTTTAATATTTCTCTTAACTTTTGAGGAGTAAGTGTAGCCATATTCTTAATCCTTTCTTTTTTAATTTCTAATATTATTGAATCATATACTTCTTTTGGTATATCTGTTGATTCTTTTGCTTGGAATTGTGCTAACCCAATTTATCCATTATTACTTAAATTAATAATTCATATATTCTGGCTTATAAAATAAGCTTTGTATATGACACCTTTCTCAAGGGGGGTGGACTATACCTTAAGCCTTCATCGGATATGATTATTATCCTCTGACCCATTCCCGTCTAGTCTCTGAACCTGCTCCTTATCTTTATCATATCAGACTTAGGAGATTGGCTGCGGATTGTCCAATCTTTTGCGTTATTACCATACCCAGGGGTATTACCTCGACCACTCTGATGTTTCCTATCAAAGTTTGGTAGCAAAAGCTCTAAGGAGTTTCCCGCATTTTGGGAGTGTTGCTCAAATAATTATAAATTACAATTAAATTAAATTAAATTACAATTAAATTAAATTACAATTAAATTACAATTAAATTAAATTACAATTAAATTAAATTAAATTACAATTAAATTAAATGAACTAGGGGATTTCGCTTTAAGAATATAATTCTTAAACATGATAACTTCACTGTTTATCCTCCATACCATACCACTAGATGGAGGCAGTCCCCTGTTATGAGCAGTTATATTATATATTCATATAGCATAATTATGTATATTCTTAAGTTTTTTTTAAACTAATAGAAATATACATAAATACTATACAAAAAAATTTCAACTCATTAAAATGATTAATTCTCTTATATGCAAAGTAACTTATTTCTCTAGGTGGATCTTTATATGAAGGTTTATCAGAATCAATTAATATTTTATCTTTAATTCCACACCTAGGACATATAATAACTCCTTCTGATTGGATAATATACTTTTCAATATTACAAATTTTACAAAAATCGATATCTATATTATCACTATCATTTAATATATAGTTTTTATCAGTTATATTCATATATTTGTCTAATAATTTTTCACGAGTAATATAGGAGTTATTTAAATATTCATTTGATTCAGTACCAATTAAGCAATCTTCTATATTTTCGTATATATTGTTTGCATCAACTTCTGATCCATCATCATTAGTATTTTTAAAAAAATCTATTACTGTTTTATTATTATTTTTAGAATCTTTATTTGAATTTGAATTAGATTGACTATTAGTTATAGCACCTTCGGCAATTAAATCAATATTATTATAATATTGGTATAGTAATTTCCCTGTATCTAATAAATAATTAATTTCCTCAACATTATTACTAATATAATTAATTTCTTTATTAATAACTATCATATTTTCTTCTATTTGTTTTTTACTATTCAATTCAATATCAGTTAATTCAAAATTAGTTTTATTATTAATTATAGAATATTCTTTTTCTAGTTTTTTTAAATTTTCTTTTAAATTATTATTTTTTTTTTTATTTTCCTTAAAATATTTTAGCTTATCATTATGTTTGGCATCTAAAGTTACCCGGTTATCGAAAGATACTTTTTTCCGATTCTTAACTTTAAATGATGACATTATAAATTATAATATAATTATAAAAAATATATATATTCTTTAAGTCAATTAAATATTATATTTAAATTATAATAAATTCGTATATTTTTTAATTTAATTATTTAATATATAATAAATATGGATGAATTATTAAATTTAAATAAAGATGAATTATCAATACAAAAAATGATTTTAATATATAATGCGGTAATGGATGGATGGACCGTAACTAAAAAAAAGGAGAATAAATTTATATTTAAAAAAAATAAAGAAGATATAGTAAAAGAGGTAGAATTAGATAAAGATTATTTAAAATATTTTATTAAAAATAATCTAAAAATTAATTTTTAATTATAAGATTTTTAATTTAATTAAATGCGTTTTCTGGAAAATTATTTTCTAAGTATAGAATATAACAAAAAATGGGAGGAGGTTTAATGCAATTAGTAGCTTATGGCGCACAAGACATTTATTTAACAGGTAATCCACAGATTACATTTTTCAAAGTAGTTTATCGAAGACATACAAATTTCTCAATGGAATCAATTGAGCAAACTTTCAATGGTTCTGCCGATTTTTCAAAGAAGGTAACTTGCACTATCTCACGTAATGGTGATTTAATCCACCGTGTATATTTATGTGCGGTATTACCTCAAATTACATGCACTTCCGCGGACGATAGTTTCAGATGGTTAAACTGGATTGGTCATGTTTTGGTAAAAACAGTAGAAGTTGAAATTGGTGGACAAAGAATTGATAAACATTACAGTGACTGGCTTCATATCTGGAATGAATTAACTCAAACTGCTGAAAAACAAAGTGGTTATGAAAATATGGTAGGTAATGTACCTAGACTTACCCAAGAGATTACAGGTGTTGGTACTACGGTACCATCTGACTATCCTTGTGACAAAAATTCATGCATACCTGATTATACTTTATATATTCCGTTACAATTTTGGTTCTGTAGAAACCCAGGTCTTGCGTTACCATTAATTGCTTTACAATATCATGAAGTTAAGATTAATATTGAATTTAGAGAAGCACGAAGTTGCTTTAATGGAAAAGGTGCATGGGGGCTACAAACTCCATCGCTCAGATCGGCATCACTGTATGTTGATTATATATATTTAGATACCGATGAAAGAAGAAGATTCGCACAAGTATCCCACGAATACTTAATTGAACAATTACAATTTACAGGTGAAGAAACCGTTGTATCCACCAGTAATAAAATTAAACTTAATTTTAACCATCCGTGTAAGGAACTAGTATGGGTTGTACAACCCGATTCAAATATCTTAAGGGAAACCGTGGGTGGTCCACAATGGTTCAATTACACCGACCATGTAGATCAGACATATTGGAATGGTTCTCCAGAGTCTTCTTATGGTTCAAATGCCAATTTATTCTCAGCATTATCTGCTACAGAAGGTGGTATTCGTGGACCAACTTCCCCATCTACCAATGCGTCTAATTCGTGGGAAGGACTAACCCTTAGTTCGTTATTAGGAAGTAATGGAAGTGTTGCTAACACGCCACTATATGACCAAGGTAAAAATTGTGTATTCAGTGCTAAATTACAGCTTAATGGACATGACCGTTTCTCTGAAAGAGAAGGACGTTACTTCAATTATGTACAACCATACCAACATCATACAAGAATACCAGCAGTTGGTGTTAATGTATATTCGTTTGGACTTAAACCAGAGGAACATCAACCATCTGGGACATGTAATATGTCCAGAATTGATAACGCAACTCTCCAACTTACATTAACTAATGATGCTGTAAGCTGCAACAGAACATGCAAAGTTAAAGTTTTCGCAACTAACTACAATGTATTGAGAATCATGAGTGGTATGGGTGGTTTAGCATACTCAAACTAAGTTCATTATTAAAAATTAATTATATTTTTTTATATAATTAAAATAAAATTTTTATAATATAATTATAATTTACAATCATAAGATATAATTATATATTTGGAATATTTGATAAAATAATACAAAAAAATTCTATAAATATTTCACGAATTAATAAAAAATAATAAAAAATAATAAAAAATAATAAAAATAATAAAAAATAATAAAAATAATAAAAATTAGTTTATAAAATTAATTTTTATTAATAATCTTATTAGTAAAATATAAATATGCATTTTATTCTAAAGTCGCTATTATTTAGTTGTGTAGTTGTTATAATAAATAATTGTATATCATATACAATGTGTAATTTTGCATGTGATAAAAAAGACGCCTTATGTACGAAACCCATAAAAAATAAACAAATTATAGATATTATACTTTTTATAACCGCTTTTATCAGTTTTTTATTATATGAAAAAATTCAATATTAATTTAAAAATTTATAATATGGTTATGCAGCACCGATTCACATTCTTGGGAAACCTACCATATTTGCACCTATACCAAATCCAGCTCCTTGTCTTGCGGTTAAACCTATACTTGGTGCATACATATCCAATAACGCGAAAGTTGCAGCAGCAGTTAATGCAATAATTAAAATTTCATCTAATCCCATTTTTTTAGCAGGTATAAAATATGCCGCAAGTGCTACCATACCACCTTCAACAAAATATTTCATTGCTCGTTTAAATATTTCTTTAACATCGAAGTTTGCTTGAGAATCGTTACCCATAATAATTTATATATATTATATAAAGAAAAAAATGTTGAAATTAATTAAACTTAATAATAATTTAATTTAACAATAATTTTTTATTTAAATATAAATTAATTAAGAATAATAAATTTTATAATTTATTTAAATATAAATTATTTAAGAATATACTAAAGTTAATAATTTATAAATGAGTAATTTAAAAAGTGAAATAAAAGAAGATTTTTTAGAAGTAGATAATCCAATAAGTGGACAAAATTATGTATGTTTATCATTTTTATCACCAGAAAATATTCTTAAAGAAAAAGAATTATTTATATTTAATACATTTTTAAAAGATATTTTTAATAGTGGATTAAGTGATTTAAAGGATATGGATGAAAATGCTATAAGTGAAAAATATAACGATTATAGATTTACTAATGAATCTGAATTAACTAAACAATTTTTTGATAAAAATGATAATAAAACGTGTATTCAAGGATTAAAAGTAAGAGGGGTTTATGATACATATAAAGAGGCACAAGTTCGAGCGCAAGTTTTACAAAGATTAGATAGTTCATTTCATATATATATTGGTCAAATTGGGCATTGGTTACCTTGGGATCCATCTCCTGAACAAGTTCAAGACCAAGAATATCTAGAAAATGAGTTAAACGACTTAATGAAAGAGTATAAAAAGAATCAACAACAGAAAGATATTTTCTTCCAGGACCAAATCCGAGATAAAAAAAAAAAAAAGGAAGAA